AGCACAACAGCGCCGACCGGCACGGTTACGCTTTGCCCCCGGAACACCGTCTGAACCGTCATCTGATTAGACGTGGTTGCGGAACCCGCAGAAGGCACCTGATACAAAGTAACAAAGCGGCTGGTCGTGTCGATGTTCATGGCGATTACCGCGGTAATCACGCAGGATTCGTTAGCTCCCGCCGTCACCAGAGCAACAGCGGAAGTCGTCAGTTGGGTTGTTACGCCCGTCGCTTGGGTTGCCATCAGAGATGCTCCACAACAATCACACGGCCTGCGCCGCCATTACCGCCATTGCCAGACACAACACCGCCTGAGCCGATAGCCCCGCCACCACCGCCACCCCCGCCAACCACGCCGTCACCGCCGTTGCCGCCGTCATCGGTCAATGCTCCCCCGCCCCCACCACCACCATAGCCGGGGCCAAAATAAACATCAGAGTCGCCCGCCGTCGTACCCGGCGCACCAGATGCGCCCGCAGCACCACCAGCGCCACCACCGCCCGTAGCCGTCAAAGAGCGCCACGAACCCGCCGCGCCAGCACCGCCAGACCCGTTGTTATAACCCCCGCCGCCGCCACCGCCCGGAGCGCCCTGATAGGCGTTTGAGGCGTCGGTCGCAGTGACCAAGTCGCCGTTAGTCCCCGGCCCTCCTTGGTAGAGGTTTCCGTACAGCGTCGTGACCGCTCCACCCGTACCGCCGACGCCGATGTTTCCATTCGTTCCAGCGTTACCGCCGTTGGCGTAAAGCAGATCACCAAACGCGCTATAGCCCCCCGCCGAAACCGGAACGCCCGCAGCGCCGCCATCGCCAGCCGCCCCCACAACAACGGCAATCGTCGCCGGAAGGGTTGCTGCGTTCATCGTCGCGTTCGTGTAACCACCGCCACCCCCGCCGCCGCCACCGCCGCCCGTGCTAATAAGCGAGCCGCGACCACCGCCACCGCCACCACCGATGCAATAAACGTCAATCGAGCGAACGTCAGAGCCAGCGGAATAGGTGTCGTCCGAATCGAAGATGACCACCCGCGTCTTCGGCTGCGGAGACAGTGCCGACGTGCTGACGCCTTGCAAGGCCCCGAACTGGCGCTGCAATGCCTCTAGCTGGCCCGCCACACGGTCGATCCCGTCTAGCCGACCTTGTATCGCTACGTCGTTTAGCGTCCGTGCAAGAGCCTCATTCTGGCCTGTAGCGATAAGCCCCTGAATCGTGCCGAGATTGGCAACCGTCAGGATTTCAAAGAACTCATCCGTAAAGCCGCCCGTCCGCTCCCAAAGGTTCAGCAAGAACCTCTGAAACGTAGAGGTAGCCCGACCCGTATTAGGATCAACGACAGGAAACATCGACTGAGGCGGCGATACATCAACCGGACGGGCAACCATCAGAACGCCTCGTTGAAAGTGGCGTACTGTAGCGTTGTTTGCACGTTGTCGGAATCAATGATTTCAAACAGGAATCCGGGCGAACGGAACTGACCCAACCGCGTCCAGAAAACCCGTTTGTTATACTGACCCGTAAAGCCAAGGTTCGCTTGCTTCTCGTCTCCCCACGTATTCCCACCGTCCTTTGACGTTCTAATGCGGATCAGGGGAAGCGCGTCTGCGTCAGCCGAATAGCCCGTGTTACACTGGACCCATAGATTATCAATCGAGGCGCGCTTGACTGTCGGAACCCCACCGCCAACCACTCGATAGATCGGATCGCCGTCGTCGTTGCCTACTGTCGGATCAAGCGTAAACAGTTTCCCGCTCTCGCTATCCCCAAAGATAACCGGCGAGCCTGCCGAGGCAACCGCGACGTGACCACGGAACCTCTCAAGCCCGTAGCTTTGCCACTCGCACCAAGCGCCCGTGGAGACGTCAAAGGCGAATGTGCCTTGGCTACACGACACGACGTAAAGCGCGTGACCATCCAGAATGAAGGCAAGCGCCGTGAAGTCTGAATCCGCAAGCCGGAACTGTTCTTCAATCGCGGTCGAACTAATACGCTGCGGTACGTCCGCCGCGCGATAAGCAATCCGCCCTTGCTCATTGTCCTCACCGACAAAGAAAATCGTGTTGTCGAACGTCAGGACGCAGTCACGCGAGGTTGCCCCACGCGAGAAAATGCGGCCTTGATACCGCTGGAACGGACCATCACTCAGGCCGGTCGGAAGCCAGACCTCCGCGCTTTCGGAATCAAACAGCCACAACTCCGCAGCGGTCGATACCGTGGCTACCGAATTATCCGGCGAGCTTTCAGCGGTGAAGAAGTCCAGCGGATCAATCGTAATCTCACCGGGCCGGATGAAGTACCGCCGACCAATGCCGCCAACCTGCACGACGATATAGCCGTTGATTTCGGTCACGTCCGTCGCGGTGTAGGCTTCCGGAACCGTGACTTCATCGACATTGGTCCCGTCGTAAAGATACAGCACCCCGCCCGCGACGAAGAACAATCCTTGGACCAGATCAGTCCCGGCCCATCGGATCAGGTCGGTTCCCTCAATCTCCGTTACGCCACCGGCAAACGCCACAAGCGAGCCGTTCCGATACAGCTTGTCATCGGAGACGTTGAACAGATCGCCAGAGAACAGCCCGTCTTCGCGGAACACGCCGCGCTGTGGCCCATCTCCTACCGTCGAATCAAGCACCAGCCCCGGCCTAGGCAGGATCGCAACGCCCGTTACCTGATTGGACGCGGCGCTTTCGACATAGCGGTTTATCAGGCGGACAGGAGGAAGTTTCCCGACGACCCTTTTGTCATACGTCGTGCCGAGAAGCGCAGCGGGCATACAGGTTCAACCCTTAAGCAGCCCAAACAATCGAGAGGCCAAGCACGTCACCCGCGCCAACCGCCGTGTTGTTATTGTCCGCAGCGCCAGTCACCAGACCGTAACCAATCCCGACAGCAAAGCCGAACGGAACCGGGAACGAGAAAGCCGCCGTAGCCGGAAGCGCATACGTCAGAACGGGCGTATCAGTCCCCACAGTCGGAGCGGTCGCCTTGTCGTAGAACTTCAGGTAAATCACGCCAGCCGAGGCATTATAGCCGTTGACGCTATAAATCGCGCCCGGATTGGCGCTAATCAGCGTGGCGTTATTCGTCCCCGCGCTGGACGGCAACCGGGCCGCAGTCGTTGAAGCCGAGCCCGCACCGAACATGGTCGTGACCGGCATAGGCTTTTCATAACTGACCGGAACGTCAGAGCCGTTCGGGCTTTCGTAAAAACGAGTGACGCCGCTCATTACGCGTATCCTCTGTATGGGTATTGCGGTTGAAGGAAGACAGACGACGGGCGGTCGAACCCACTCAGCTTATCGTAAAGCTCGCGGGCCATCGCTACAATCTTTGAGGCAACTACCGGCCTCGTCTCGGTAATACCAAACGTGTCCAGCAAACGAGCGGCGAGATTATACGTCACCGTCTCACACCACTCCTGCGGAACATCAAGGTTCTGGTCGAGGTCGGTCACGTCCTCAATCACGCGGGCTGTGGTGCAAAAGATATTGGTTTCAACAGGCGGAACAGGCCACAGCGTCATCGTCACCGTGTCGCGCTTGCGGCGGAAATAGAAGATAGTCGGGCTACCCGGAGCGGTCTTGTTCGGGAGGGTGATGTATTCACCGCGCTCCCACCGGGCCAGAATGCGTTGGAACGTCGGGTCAATCTCAACCCGCGCCTCTTGAACGTCCAGCACCCGAGGATCAAGCGTGACTGTCGCCGTGTCAGCGGCAAACACTATCGTTTCTTCTTCCTCGCGCCAGAGGTTGCAGCCGTCAGTCTGCCAGCTTTTCAGCATCCATTGCAGTTGGGTAAGGCCCTGCGCGGCGTCGTCAGCGGAAGGCGTCTCACCGCCCCCCAGCACCGTAATCAGCGTCAAGGCTTGCGTGATTACGTCTCGCGCAGTGAACGTCTCAGAGATGCTTCCAGACGTGGCCATCGCTAAAGGTCTTCCGGCAAAACAGGATCGTTAACGTCAATGAACAGGTTAGGCGGACGCGGGGAAATGTCGGGAAGCGGTACGCCCTCCGGCCCCACATCAGGAGCCGTCAGGATAGCCGGACGAGGGTCGAAACAGGTGTCGATGCAAACCATCAGGCCCGTCCACTCCTTCGCCACATCAGGGCGTCGGCGCTTGAACGAACAGCGTTGACAAATTGCCCACGTTCCACCGGGAACGTAGTTAGGTGCGCCTCTGGTATCTGGCCTGATCGACATTCCCGGTCTTTCGGTAATGATATTCCCGGCGATCCGAAAACCGCCGGGAAATCAAGCACTTGTCAGGACCCGGACACGCCGAAAGCACCGCGCCAGTCGCCCCAGCCGGGGACGAAACGAGCGGTGGCCTTGGCCTTCAGGTTCTCAGTGTCGAAGTCGTTGTCGCGCTCAAGCTCGACTTCACGACGCCACAGAGACTTCAGGCCACCCGGAACGTCCGTCTTCAGGAACCACGAATCGAGGTCCGTGAGGTACGGGTTGGAAATGTAGCCGTCTTGCAGCAGGCCCATCGAACGAATGGCATTGATGTCATTGTTCGCAGTGCCGGTACGCAGGTTCGACTTCAGAATCCGCTCCGCGTTGAAGGCTTCAGTCGGGTTGACCATCAGCTTGGTCGGCGCAACAGGGATGTTCAGGCCACGCGAGTTCTTCATCTGCATCAGAACCTTGATGGCATCCTCAAGCGAGGCTTCCGAAAGGTCCGCAGCAGCGGAGAGCGTGTTGGCCTGATTGCCCGAAAGCGTCGGGTGAGCCGTCGAGAACAGAGCCACACCGTCGCCACCAGCATAAGCGCCGCCGGTAAAGCCACGGTTCAGGATGTTGGCGTGGACAATCTCGATAGTCGTGGACATGGAGAAGGCCAGCGACGACGCGCGGGTTTCCGAGACTTCCCGATAAAGGTCGTCCTCTTGTTCCTCGCGGGTGACGATGTAACCCAGTCCGTACACGACGTGGTACAGGGTGTTCTTGTAACCCTGTTGATCCGAGTCGTAGGCAATCGAAGCGCCTTCAGCCTTGACCGGGGCCAGACCGAAGCCGGTAGCTTCAATCAGGTATTCCCACGCCTTGTCCGACTTCTCCTTGTCGAAGAACTGGGTAAAGATTTTCGGGTATTTCCCGTATTCCTTACCGAACCACAGCTTTACGCCGGGCCATAGCGCATCGGGGTGATTTGAGCGAGTGATTACAGCCATTGTTCAAACCCTCCCTTAAATGCCAAGGCCGCTGGCGATACCAGCTTCAGTCGGCAGGTTGATACGAACGAGAACGTCAGCGTAAGCACCGAACTCGTTGTTGATCTGCGGCTCAAGGCCGAGAATGCGAAGCTGGTAGGTTGCATCCACGTCCGGCGTGGTGCCGTCCAGAATGAAGCCAGACCACTTCGTCGCGGTCGAACCGGAGCCAGCCGTCAGGTTGGCGTTTTCACCAACTTGAGTAGCCGCAACGCCCGTCACGTCCGCCTGAATGACGTACTCAAGGAACGGGTCATCCGCGATCAGGACATTCATCGCGGTCGAAGCCGGACGATAGCCGTAAGGGGTGAAAGCCGGGGAGGGCTGGAAGCCAACAACGACGCCGGAAATCCGGTTGGTCGCGCCAGCGGTTGCGCGGGTCACGGTCGGATACGATTCCGGACCAGCCTGAGCGTTGCCGGACGAACCGGCGAGAATGACGGGATCACCGATGAACAGGGCCACGTTATCCGTGTCGGGCACGAAATAAGTGTTGCAGCCGCCGCTATACGGCGAACCGTCACGCTCACGCAGGGGCTTAAGCCCGTACGGAGCATTGGGGTTAGCCATTGGATAGACTCCTTGTTAGGGCTTGAAGCCCTTAATGACGTTATCGGAAGGGGCGTAGATGCCCGCAGAAGATGAGGCCGAAGCCCCCGAACCTTCACCCTTCAGCGCAGACCGCTCGATTTGATTCATGCGGTCCAG